GACGCGGCGGCGCCCGAGGGAGGCGCGGACGTGAAGGCGGCGATCGTGTCGGTGCGGCTCACCTACGAGACCGCGCATCCATTGAACTGAGTTCCTGGACATCCCGGTCACGCGGGATGTCCGACCCACACCATTCAAACTGAGAAAGGAGACCCGGCATGGCGCTCGGTTTCGGCGCAAACGCGCGTCTGCTTGCGGCCTTTGAAGCCACCTACGGAAGCCCGCCGACGGACAACTATCATCGTCTGGGCTTCTCCCGGTATGGCATCTCGGCACGCCAGCAGCTGATCGACAACGACTTGCTCGGTGAAGGCCGAGATCCGGCGCCGGCTGTGCTGGGTGCGCTCACCTGCGACGGCGAAGTCTCCGTCCCCTGCGATGCGCGCCAGATCGGTTTCTGGCTGAAGGCCCTGCTCGGCGAACCGGCGACGACCGGCACGACCAATTTCACGCACACGTTCCAATCGGCGGCGTCCGTGATCCCGAGCCTTGCCTGCCAGGCCATCAATCCGGACGTGCCCTTGCGCCGAACCCATTTCGGCGCGCGCGTCGATAGCTTCACGCTGCCGCTGCGCCGGGATGGTCTCACCACAGCGACGATGTCGCTGATCGCACAGGGCGAGAGTGCCGACAATGCCGATCACGATCTGTCGCCGACGACCTATGCGCCGCTGCGCTTCGGCTCCTTCCAGGGCACCGTTCGTCGTGACGGTTCGGCACTGGGCCGCGTCGTCTCGGCCGAGATCGTCTACCGCAACGGGCTCGACCGCATCGAGACCATCCGCTCGGACGGTCTGATCGACAGCGTCGAACCGACCGTGGCGGCCTGCACCGGCAATGTCGTCGTGCGGGTCGATGGCACGACACTGATCGATGCTGCGATCGCCGGCACGCCGATGGAACTAGAGTTCGGCTATGTCCGCGACGTCAATACGAGCCTGATCTTCACCGTGCATGAGGCGGTGCTGTCGCGGCCCTCGGTGCCGATCGAAGGCCCCGCCGGCATTCAGGTCACCTTCGAGTTTCGCGGCGCCAAGGATCCCACGCTCGGCCGCATGCTTACCGCCATCCTCAAAAACGACATCGCCGCTTATGGAGCCACGCCATGATCCGCCTTGGTCTCAAATCCGAGCCCTATTGGCTCGACCTGCTGCCCGGCGTGCGGATCAAGGTCCGCCCCTTCGGCACAGCACTCTTCTTCGCCGCACAATCGGCCATGGTTCGAGTCGATACGAAAGGCGAGGAAGCCTCGGAGGTCATCGACGCCCTGCGCGGTGTCGCTTTCATCAAGGCGGTGGCGCGGCTCTCCATCCTCGAATGGGAGGGGGTGGCCGACGCGAAGGGTGAGCCCGCTCTGGTATCTTCGGACGCGGTCGATGCGCTGATGGAAATCTGGCAGGCGGCCGCTGCCTTCGAGCGCATCTACGCCCGGCCGATCTCGGAGATCGAAACCGAAAAAAACGACTGAGCGCCCGCGCCGAATGGCATTTCGGCGGCGGGCCTGACTATTGCGCCGCCTGCCCGGAGCGCTGCCCGGAATGTCCCTATGACCGCGAAGTCCCGGCGACTGCCGAGGGCTGGGAGGTCTGGGATCTTCTGGAACGCTGTGCGGGCCAGCTGCGCATGGGGCCGATGGGCCCGGTCGGGCTCGATTTCGGGGCGGTGTTTCTCATGGCTGATGCGCTTGGCGTGAGCCGACCGGCGCTCGCCGAATTCCTGCCAGCCGCCGAAATCGGCCTGATGCGCGGCATCACCAAGCGAAGCGACAAGAAGGACGATGGCCAACCGTAACATCTCGGTCCGACTGCAGGTCGATGGCGGACGCTTCAAGGCCGAACTGGTCGAAGCGGGACGCACCGGCCAGCAGGCGCTGAAGTCTATCGAGACGGCGGCGCAGGAGGCGGGTGCGGCCCTCGAAAAGACCGGCGCCTCCGCGCAGAAGGCCGACCGGGAGCAGGAGAAGCTTGCCCGTTCCGCCGAGCGGTTGAAGCGGCAATATGCTCAAGGCTATCAGGCGACTCAGGAACAGGGCCGAGCCACCGATCTTTTGGGCAAAGGTCTGCTGACGCAGGCCGAGCATGCCAGCGTGCTCGAAGGCATCGGCCGGAAGTATCTGGTCGCCAATGCCAACGCCCGGACGTTTGGGCAGACCGTCGAGCAGCAGGGCCAGCGCACACGCATCACGGCCCAGCAGATGGCGCAGCTGCAGCCGCAGCTGAACGACATCTTCACGACCCTGACGACGGGCATGAGCCCGTTGACGATCGCCCTGCAGCAGGGTCCGCAGATTACGCAGATCTTCGGCGGGATCGGCGCCACATTCCGCGCCATTCCGCCGGTCGCACTCGGCGCTGCGGCGGCTTTGGCGGCGGTTGGCATCCCGCTCGGCATCATTCTGTCGCGCGCCTTCGATCTCTCGGCACAATCGCGCACGTTCAACGTCGCGCTGGCCGCGATGGGCCGCCAGGGGCAGACGACCGCCGAGCAACTCGGCGAGTTGGTCGAAAAACTGCGCGATGTCGGAGTGGCGCGCGATGAAGCCCGCACGGCCATCGCCACGCTGGTCCGCACACCCAATCTATCGGCCGGTGAAATCCCCCGGCTGGCCAGCATGGCGCCGGATCTCGCAGCGGCGACGGGGACGACTGCGAGCGACGCGGCGCGCCAGCTCGCCGAATTCGCAACGGGTGGCTACGACGCCATCATCAAGCTCGACCGGGCGCTCAACGGCTTCCTGAACCCGTCGCAGCGCGAGAATATCCGCCTGCTCACACAGCAGGGCGAGCGCACTCAAGCCTACCGGATCGCGATCGACGCGCTGCAGGAGCGCATTCGCGGCCTCAACGACCAGGCGCTATCGCCGACCCAGAAATCGCTCAACGAGATCGGTCGTGCCTGGGACCGGCTGGTCGACAATCTCGCGCGGGGTGCGGTCGGGCGCGTCACGCTTCAGGTCGTCGAAGGCGCCATCAGCGGTGCTGCCAATCTGGTGGCTCCCTCGCAGCCGCGCGTCCGCGATCCCCTGGCGGACGCGGCGAATGCGCTGGAACAAGCGGTTGAACGCCTCGACCGGCTTAACCGCGAGACCCGGCTCTATCGGGATCCGAATGCGGAAGTCGTCATCCCTGGTTTCAGCTTCGGCTCGCCCAACGCGGTCCGCGCCCAGCTGCAGAGCCAAGTCGATGCGGCACGCACCGAGCTTGAGCGGCAGCAGCAGGCGACCGACCGTGCACAAGTACAAGCCCAGGCTGCCGCAACGGCGCGTGTGCCCGCCGCGCCCGAGCCGATGCGGATCGGTGAGGAGACCGCGCGGCAGATCGCGGACCTCGAGCGGCGGCAGCGGGTCTATGACGCGACACCTGCGCGTCGGCCGATCATCGAAGCCGAAATCCAGGCCGAGACGATCGCCCGCGAGCGCAATCTCAATGCGCTGGAAGCCGAAGCCCTCAAACGGCGCATGGTGGCCGATGCCGCCGCCCAGCAGCGCCAGCAATACCAGGACCAGACCCGCGAGCTGGACATCCAGTCGCGGGCAACACTCGCCGTTGCCGACGCCTATGGGCAGGGGCAGGCCGCCGTCATCCGGGCGGAAGCCGCGCGCCAGGCGGCACTGGAGGGCTATCGCAGCGGTGTGGATCAAGCCTCCCGCGCCGAGGAAATCCTGCGCGGCCGGGTGGTCGAAAGCGCCGAGGCACTGGCCCGTGCCGCATTTCAGACGGAACTCGCGGCCCAAAGCGCGCGGCGTCTGGCTGAGGCGGAGGCACAGGACACCGCTGCTGTTCAACGGGCCGAAATCGCCGAGCGGTCGCTTGCCGCGACCCGCGATGCCCGTGCCGCCTTGTCTCTCGCAACAGGAGCAGCCGAAGAGCAGCTCCGGACATCGATCGAGGCAACGACGCGGGCCATTGAAGCGCAGGCCGCTGCAGAGCGCGCCCGGCAATTGGCGCGCGAGCGGCGCACGGCATCGAACGATCTCGATATTTCCGAGCGCGAGGCACAAGCCGCGCGTCTCAGCGACCCCTCGCAGCGTCGGGCAGCGGAACTCGCCATTGAGCGCGAGAAGCGCATGCAGTCCATGCGCGAGCGGTTGGGCGGGGTCGATAGCCAGATCCTCGAAGCCCAGGACTCAGCGGCGGCATTCAGGGAGCAGGCGCGCTACTTCAGCGAGATCCGCGATCAGGCCAAGAGCCTGTCGAGCGATATCTCGAACTTCCTCGTCGATGGCTTCGCCAACGCCGGCAAGGCGGGCAAGAGCGTCTTCAGCAATCTCGCCGAAGGCGCGGTCGGTCTGTTCCGGCGCATGGCGGCGCGGATCGCGGCGACCTTGATCGAGCAGAAGTTTATCCTGCCGATCACGAGCCAGATCGTCGGCGCCTTTCCGAGCCTGTTCGGTGTCGTCGCTCCGCAGGCGGCAGCTACGGCGGGCGCTTCGGCGGCAGCCAGTGCGGGCCCCGGCTTCTTCGAGGGCATCGGCAACTGGTTCTCCGGCCTGTTCGGTGCGGGCCATGATGGTGCGCTGGTCGGCATCGCGCCCTCGCACACGCGCATGGTGGCGCTCGGCGCCTTCGCCGGCGCTGGCCGTTTCCATGCCGGCGGCATGTTGGGCCTACAGCCGGACGAGGTGCCCTTCCTGGGGCTGCGCGGCGAGGAGGTTCTGACACGCAACGATCCGCGTCACCGGTGGAACCTCGATCGTCGCGATCGGGTGCTGCCGCAGGCGCCCTCCAATGACGTGGCGGTGAATGTCTACGATATGCGCATCGGTCGCGACCAGCCGCCCGCCCGCACCGAGCAGCGGCGGGGCGCCGACGGCCGACGCGAGATCGCGGTCTTCATCGAGGACAAGATCGAAGAAGCCATCCGTAGCGGCAGGCTCGATCGCGCGCAGGGCGAGACCTATGGCTCGCGGCGTATGACCAAGCGGGTCTGATCTATGTCGAACCTCGTCTGGCCGAGCAACCTGCCGCAGAGACCGACGGTCGGCGGCTATCAGGAGCGGTTTGCCGAGACCGTGCTGCGCACGGCGATGGATGCCGGTGCGGCCAAGCTGCGCCGGCGGTTCACGGCGGCTCCGCGTCAGATCGAACTGACGTTTCGGATGACCGCAGCCCAAGTGGCGGTGCTGCGGAGCTTCTATGAAGAAACCACCGGCGGCGGCGCGCTGCCGTTCGACTGGGTGCATCCGCGCGAAGGCGGTGTTGCGGAGTACCGATTCATGGAGGCACCCCGCGTCTCGGCCGCAACCGCCGTTCTTTTCTCGGTCTCGTTGAAACTGGAGCAGATGCCGTGAGGACGATTTCGCCTGCGGCGACGCGGGCCGGGCATGCCGATGCGACCGACAAGGTCTGGCTGGTGCTTCTGGAGATCACCGCGAGCGGGCTCAGTACGCCGATCCGCGTCGTCAACGACAATGTCGATGTCGTGCATCAGGGCTGGACCTTCATCGGCTATCCCTTCGAGGTCGAGCTCCCGCCTGAAAGCCAGGACCGGCCGATGATCGCCCGGATCCGGATCGACAATACCGAGCGGCTGATCGTCGACGAGGTGCGCACCATCGCCGAGCCGCCGAGCGTCACGCTGCGGGTCGTGCTCGCCGACCAGCCCGATGTGATCGAGGTCGAATATGCCGGGATGCGTCTGCGCAACGTCACCTGGGACGCGGGCGAGATCTCCGGCGACCTCGTCTACGAAGACATCCTCTCCGAGCCGGTCTGCGAGCAGATGACGCCTGCGCGTTTTCCAGGAGCGTTTTGATGTCGGAGATTCCCGATTGGGCCAGCATGTATGTCGGCCTGCCTTTCAAGGAGGGCGGGCGCGACCGGCAGGGCCTCGATTGCTACGGGCTCCTGCGGCTCGTGATCAACGAACGCTTCGGCGGTGCTATCCCCGAATACGAGGGCATCGCTTACCGGCCAGGCCACGACCGCGATCTGCTTGCCGCCTTGATGGACGAGCGCATCCGGCTCTGGACGCCCGTCCCTATGGGCAGTGAAACGCCGGGTGACGGCGCGTTGCTGCGCGTGATGGGCCGGCCCATCCATGTCGGTGTCGTCGTGGCGTCCGGCTGGATGCTCCATATCGAAAAGGACTGCGACAGCGTCCTCGAACGCTTCGATGCGGGCTCCCGCTGGGAGCGCCGCTTGCTCGGGTTCTACCGCCATGCCGCTTGATGGATCGCAGATTGAGACGCCGATCCGCTGGACGCTGGTCGCGCGCCCGTTCTCAACGGATCGGGAGGAGCGGTTTGCACCTGCGGGCCTGAGCCTCGCGCAGATGCTCGAAGTCTCCGACCTGCCGCAGCGCTATTGGCCCTACCTGCAGGTCTTCGTCGACGACGAGGAAGTGCCGCGCCACTGGTGGGCACGGGTTCGCCCTAAACCCAACGCGCGGCTCTTCGTGCGGGTCAACGCCATGGGCGGCGGCGGGGGCGGGGGTGGCAAGAACCCGCTCGCCATCATCGGCGCCATCGCGGTCATCGCCTTCGCGGCATGGGCAGCACCCGCGCTGACAGCCGCGCTGTTTGGCGTGGAAGTGGCGGCGGTCAACGCGGCCGGTGTGTTCACGGCCATGGGGCTCACCAAGCTGGTGATCGCGGGCGCCATCACCATGGTCGGCTCGCTCCTCGTGAATGCGATCGCACCCACGCCGAGTCCTGCCATGCGGGGGACCGATGCACCCGGACTCTCGGCACCAGCTTATGCGATCACGGGGACGTCCAACCGCCTCAATCCCTATGGTGCGATCCCGCGCGTCTACGGACAGCGGCGTTTGTTCCCGGTTCTGGCGGCCAAGCCCTATACCGAGACGGTCGGCAACGAGCGCTACATGCGGCTCTTGCTGCTGGTCGGCTATGGCCCCCTGAAGATCGAGGATATCCGCGTCGGCGCCACGCCGATCTCGGCCTTCGACGGCGCCGAGGTGGAAATCCGCGAGGGTTGGGAGAACGACGCACCCGTCACGCTCTATACCCAGCGTATCGAGGAAGACCCGCTTTCCATTGCCCTCACGGCGGCGGGAGGATGGCGCACGATCACCTCGCGTCCCGGTGCACGCGAAATCAGCCTCGATATCTCGTTCGATCGTGGGCTCGCCTTCTACAACGACCAGGGCGGGCGCTCGAACGCGACGGTCGAGTTCGATGCCGAGTATCGCGCGGTCGGGAACGATGCCTGGGCAGCCATTCCCTGGAAGTCGGGCGGCGATGCGGGCTTCGAGACGGCCGGCAAGATCACGATCACAGAGGCGTCGTCCTCGCCGGTGCGCCGTGGCGGGCGTTTCGACCTGCCGGAAGCCGGTCAGTATGAAGTGCGGCTGCGTCGAACGACGGCTGACGCGACCGGTCCGCGTTTGATCGACAGTGCGACGCTCTCGGCGTTGCGCTCGATCACCAACGATCCGCCGGTCACGATGAGCGGGCTCGCCATGGTGGCGTTGCGGCTCAAGGCCTATGAGCAGATCAACAACCAGCTGCAGCAGATCAGCTGCCTGACGTCGTCTTATCTCGAAGTCTGGGATGGCGCTGCCTGGTCCTGGCAGCTCTCGCGCAATCCCGCCTGGGCCTATTGCGACATCCTGCGCCGGCGTGGCCGCGCGCGGTTGATGGACGATGAGCGCATCGACCTGCCGGCGATTCGCGCCTGGGCCCAAGCCTGCGATGCTGTTGCACAGGATGGCCAACCGAAATGGACCTTCGACGGTGTGGTCGAGGGTGGCTCCGTGGTCGAGGCGCTGCGCGATATCGCGGGCCATGCGCGGGCGCGCTACGGCATCCGCGACGGCAAGCATTCGGTCGTGCGCGATGTGCCGCAGAACGTGCCGGTGTTGCACATCACGCCGCGCAACTCCTTCAACTACACTGGCCGCAAACAGTTCATCGATCTGCCGCACGCGCTGAAAGTCCGCTTCGTCAATCCCGACAAGGACTGGCAGGAGGACGAGCGCATCGTCTATGCCGATGGCTACAGCGCTGCGAATGCCGAGCGCTTCGAGACCGTCGACATGATGGCTTGTATCCGTTCCGAGCAGGCGTGGCGCGAGGGGCGCTACCATCTCGCCGTCGGCCGGCTTCGTCCCGAGACCCACGAAATCTATCAGGATGTCGAGGCGCTGCGGGCGACCGATGGCGATCTCGTCATGTTCGCCCATGACGTCATCCTGGTCGGACTGGCATGGGGCCGGGTCAAAGGCCTGATCGTCACGGACGACATGGTGACCGGCCTGCGGCTCGACGAGCTGGCCCCCATGGCGGCCGGCAAGACTTATGCGTTGCGGGTCCGGCGAGCCGATGGTGCCAGTCAGGTCCTGCCCTTGGTTACTGCACCGGGGGACAGCCGCGATGTGACTCTTGCGATGGCGCTGCCGGAAAGCCTGGCGCCGGAGCCGGGCGATCTGTTCCAGTTCGGGGAATCGGGCCGCGAGGCCGCCCCCATGCTGGTGAAGGGCATCGAGCCGGGGCCGAACCTTTCGGCCAAGCTGATCCTGATCCCGGCCGCTCCCGGCGTGCATGAAGCCGACACCGGGCCAATCCCGCCCTTCGACAGCTACATCACGCGTCCGGCGCAGATCGAATTGATCCGCCCGCCTGCGCCTGTCGTCTGGTCGGTGGTCTCGGATGAGACCGTGCTGGTGCGCGGACCCGATGGGCGATCCAGCCCGCGTATCGTCGTGCGTCTCTATCCGCCGACGTCCGACGCTCTCAATCCACCAGACGGGATCGAAATCCGCTACCGCCATTCGGGCAGCAGCAGCCCTTGGTCTGCAGTACCCACCCAGCCAGCCGATTCGCTGGTGGTCGGCGTGCAGCCGGTCGAGGACGGCGTCACCTACGATCTACGCCTGCGCTTCGTCAGCCGCACTGGGATCGCATCGGATTGGACGGAAATCGCCGGGCATCTGGTGGTGGGCCGAACGACACCCCCGCCGACGGTATTGGCCTTTGCCGCCGAGCGCCGCGCGGACGGAGTGCAGCTCAGTTGGGAGCCGGTTTCGGCGCTCGACCTCGTCGGCTACGAAATCCGCGACGGCGCCTCCTGGGATGCCGGGACGGTCGTCACCACCCGGCATCGTGGAACGACGCTGTTCGTTGCACTCGCTGACGCCGCCGAGCGCGTTTTCCACATCAAGGCGATCGACGAGGTGGGGCTGCTGAGCCCGACGGCGTCGAGTGTCTCGGCTGCCGTCTCGCCACCGGATGGCGTGACGGCGTTCGATGTCGTGCCGCAGGGCGATCACGTCCGGGCATCGTGGGAGCCGGTCGAGGGCAGCGGTGTTGAATACGAGCTGCGGGCCGGGCTCACCTGGGGCACCGGACGCTTCGTCGGCCGGGCGGCCGGCAACCATCTCGTCGCACTTTGGCCGATCCGCGACGCCACGGACGAGACGTTCTGGATCAAGGCGGTGTCGCCCGCGGGCCTCTACAGCGACACGGCCGCCTATGCCACCACGCGGCTCGCACCACTCACCGGGCGCAACGCCATCCTGACCAGCGACCGCCAGGCGCTGAACTGGGCGGGCGTGACTCAGGGCATGGAAGTGATCGGCGGCAATCTTCTGGCGCTCGCGCGCACCGGCGGCGCCAACCTGCCGCGCGGCGAGTATGTCTTCCCGGTCGATCTCGGTCGGACATGGCGGGCGCGCAACTGGCTGGAAGCGCGCATCGCCACGGTGCCGGCCGATGATCTGACCTGGGATGTGGCCGCCTTCCGCTGGGACGATGCGGAGGCAACGTCCGCCTGGCTGCCGCTGGGCGACGTCGACGGGGCAACGGTACGCACGCAGATCGCGGTCGAGGCTTCGCTCGCCAACGACCTGATCGAAGGCTTCCGGCTGGCCGGCAATGTGACGGGCGTCAAAGGCATGGCGGCGACTCAAGCCGTCAATCTTGGCTATGCGCCGGCGCGATTCGATCAGGGATTGAAGGTCGGCGGTGGCACCAAGGCGGCGTGGCCGGTGAACATTCCCTCGGAGTTCTCGACCACCTTCGATGTTCGGCTCGACACGCTGCTCGACGAGCCGATCGTCTACCTCGCACTCACCGGTACGGCCGGGACCTTGCGCCTCATCTGGTCGCCCGACATCGGTGCGTTCGCCCTGGAAGATGATCACGGACGCCGGGTGGTTGCCTCGCTCGTTCGCCGCGCCGGAGACCTGGTGACCTTCGGGATCTGCCAGACGCCAACCACGCGCCGCCTGTTCGCCGCCTCGATCCAGACCGGCGTCATCGCATCGGGTGCGGCGCCCTTCGCACCCCTTGGCGCTTTCACCGGCGCACAGCTTCACCCCGCATAGGAGAACATCATGAAGATCGGCATTGCCGACCTTCTGGCCCTGCTGGGCCGGAAGGCGGAAGGAGACCGCTTTTGCCTGCATGGACGCATGGAAGCCCGGCTGATCAAGCCGGACGGCACAGCGATCCTGCGGGTTAAGGACAACCTGATCGTCGACGCAGGCTTTAGCTTCGTGGCGCAGGCAATCGGCGCATCCTCGGGACGCCCCGGCGTCATGAGCCATATCGCCGTCGGAACCGGCGTCACTGCCGCAGCACCGGGCAACACGGCGCTGCAGACCGAGATCGCACGCAAGGCCGCGACCTTCTCGCACACAGTGGGCACCAAGGTCTTCCAGTTCGAGGCGACCTTCAATCCCGGCGAGGCGACGGGAGCCATTACCGAGGCCGGCGTTCTCAACGCTTCTTCCGACGGCACCCTGCTGGATCGTGTGGTCTTCGCCGTGATCAACAAGGGTGCCGACGACACGCTGACCCAGCGCTTCACCTTCACGATGAGCTGATGCCGTGGCGGTTGAAGTCGTCACGACGCCCGGCGCCGATTATCTCTGGAGCGGCTCGCCGTTTGCCTGGGACAGCGCCGAAGGCGGCAAGGCCTGGGCCGACGCCTCGGCGACCAGCTTTGTCGCTACCGAAAGCGGCGGGCTGATCCTGTCGGCGCTCGAAGCCCGGCTGCCCTTGGCGGTTCGTGCCGATGCATTCGTAGTCGGCGACGCCCGCCAACAGACGGCGATCGCTGCCCGCGCCGAGGTGCTGGCGATGGCCGAGACCTATATCGATCTGATCGCTTTCGTTCTGAAGGTCGCGGAGTCCTTCGCCATCGCCGAAGCCGCGCCGAAGCAGATATTGCCGACGCCCGCACTTGAGACGTTTGGGGTCGGCGGTGCCGCAGATCGGCTGATGCTTCGCGCCGTCACCGAATTGTTCGGCGTCATCGACGCCCGGGTAGGAGCGGCACAGCGGGCATCGCAGGAATCTGTATCGCTCGCCGATCAGTCAGAGCGGTTTGCGCTCAAGCTGAGCCTGTCGAGCCTTGGGCTGACGGAAGAACGCCGCGCTATCGCCCAGCC